TGACTACTGAACAGGATGTCGGGAAACGCCTGCACCTCTAGCTGTGAAGGAACTTCAATCTTCGTTACCGGCTCAGTTGCAGCGCCATAAAATGAAACAGTTGGCGTTGGCTCTGCTTGATAGACGGCCCGGGTTTGTGTGTTGTCGATGATGGCCGTTTGCTGTAAAGTGTAGAGCCCTTTTTCTAAGCGAGCACAAAAGCCTAAGACTTCGGCAGATTGCTGATAGTATTCAATGGCCACAATAGGAAAAAAGAGAAACATACTACTGACAAGAAGGACCAAAAGGCTTTCTATTAAGGTAAACCCAGCAAAAGAGCGCCATTGACAATCCTCAGTTCCCCTGCTCATAAATCGCATATTGTTCCTCAGATACATACCCTTCAGCAATCAATTCTTCTCTCGAAGGCTCCCGATTTTCATTCAGACGGAAGAGTTCGATCTGGGTTTCCACTACTTTCACGATCGTCGCATTTCCTTTCTCATCAATGATTCCTCTTTGACTGGCAAGATTTGGGACAAACAATAAAACCAAAATACTGATCACTAATAAAACGACTAGCATTTCAATGAAAGATAGTTAATATACTTATATCATCTCGATATGTTTTTCTGATACAATAAAGAAAAAATGAAACGAGGGTAAAATAATGGGGCTATTTGACAAAGTAAAAGATAAAGCTTCAAAGGCTGTATCTGAACAATTTGGCAACCTAAAAACAAAAGATATTGGTGGTAAAAATATTGGGGATATGATCAAACCTTTAGAAGATGCGACCAATAATGCTATTTTAAATCATCAAGAAGATAAGAATGAACAAAAAATATTTTTACCTGTAAAGAAATCTTTCTCAAAACAGTTGGATTCCATAACTTTAAGACGTGATACAAACAATTATTTTTATGTTTCCAAGAAGTATGATCCAAATGCGACCAAATACAAATTCGAACGCTTCGAATGGGGCGGGAGTACGATGACTCAAGAAACAATAACTACAGGAAATATAAAAACAAAAGGTAGGACTGGTCAAACTATTGCAGGTGCTGCATTATTGGGACCTGCAGGCGCAATAATTGGTAGCACTGGAAAGCGTAAAAGTAAAGTTGATACTAAATCAACGACAACAACAACAGAAATTGGAAGTGAAGGGAAAATATTTTTGCGTAGCATAGAGGATAACTCCATAAAAGAAGTATCCGTCTTTCTTGATTCTGCGCAAGCAAGTAATTTAGAGCGATTTATAGCAAATATAGACTACACTGAAAATACTATTGTCGAAAACACAAATGAACATTCATCTGTACAACAATTGAAAGAGCTAAAAGAATTACTGGATTTAGGGATACTTACACAAGAAGAGTTTGAATTGAAGAAAAAAGAAATTTTAGGATTGTAAAAAGGAAGTTTTATATGAAAAGCAGAATATCTGTTGTTACTGGTGCACATCCCACGACAAAAAAAGAACGTATATATGAAACTGTCCTCTATACTTTTGTTTTAGTTGTTTCCATTGCAATCGTCTCGTGGTTATTCCATTTAACTGACGGATGGTTAGTTCTTCTGTTATTGGGCTTCGCTTCTCTTATTTATTTTGCAATAATGTATGACACTTGGACCCGTCAAAGTACAGTAGATCGTAAAATTATTGATAATCCTGTTTATGAAAAGGATAAGGAGTGATTTTATGGGAGTTAAAAATGTTAGAAAGAAGATCCATGAAGATGTTTCTCTTTTTAGAGGTAGGGTTCCTTTATGGAAAAGGGTAACATTGTGGATTGTAATAGGCGTAATATTAATAGACATGATTTTAACCCACATAATCTTTAAATAGAACTATTAAGCCCACTCAAACGAGTGGGCCTTTTGCATATTATAGAATATTTCCCCAATCTGACAACTTACCTATAGCAATATACCCCTTCTTGTAAGAATCATTTCGCGGTTGTACACCCCAAATATAGCCTGAACCAGTTACAATATCATTAAACTCAACTTTACTGCCCTTTTTTAAGGTTGCAATAATCTTGCTATTAGTATTTGCGCTAACACGTAAATTAACATTGTCTTTTAAAGTTACAGTTTTCATTTTTATTTTTCCTCCTATCGTCGAGTTATTAGATGACCCATTGTTGTTTGAACTAGCAGAAGGCTTACCAAAAAGATATTCAAATCCTTTGCGAACAATCCGATTCAAGTCGAGCGGTCCGGAATAGCCACTTAGTTTTCCATTTGATGTGTACTGATGGAGATCATAGTTAGAAGTAGCTGTGGGATTCGAACCATTATACTGGCCATTGTTTGAACCGTATGTGGGAATCCAGATACCATCAAATTTTGAAGTATCTAAATTAAAGCCGGCATACAAGTGGTTTGCAATATATGCCCCCACTTTTTTAGCACCTAGCGATTTCAATTTTGTTCGGTACTTTTCAATCCCAGTTCTCATATCGCTCATTGATTTTTCTTCTACGTCAAGCCACCAGAATGTTGGATTATATGCTTTAGCACGATTGTAGAAATCTGTCGCCTCTTTCTCCATATCTGAATTAGAAACTCCTCGAACCCAAGCGTACACCGCTACTGGAACACCACGTTTTTGAAATTCTGCAATATGAGTTTTGTAGTGCTTGTCGATATACCTTGATCCATACTGTATACGAACAATTACACCGTCAATAGCACTGGCCAACTTATCATAATTGATAGTGTTTGGCGTTTGCCATTCACTAATATCCAAAATAACTGGTGTTGGAATACTCATTTTAATCATCCTTTCGCTCAGTGAATTCTTGGCCATCTCCATAATCGACTGTATCTTTCTTTGGCTGTTCATAGGTTAATACTTGCTTGCTATCAGTAATACCTGTAGTTGTTGGATCATTGACGATGCCAATAATCACCAGAACTGCAAAAACTGTATTGACTACTACGATCAGTTTGTTAACCAGGTCGCCAAAATCATACTCAAATCCAAATACTGCAGCAATTGCTTGCACAGCTAATGCCAATGCTGGAATCACTGCCAACCAAAATGCCTTGCTTTTCAAACGTAATTTCCAATTAATGTTGTTCATGTTTATCTACCTCCAAAAAATTTGATTAATTCTAAAACAAATGCAAATACAGCTCCTGCTGATGCACCAATACCAAGGATCATTTTCCACATGTTAGTTTTATCAACCATCTTTAGTTCATAATCCCGTTCTTCTGATTTTTCATTTCTATTCAAAACAGCACGCAGGATTTCAGCATTTTGTTCGCTCTGTCGTGTGTTTTGCTCACGTAAGAAGCGATTTGATTCATCAACTCGTGCAAGTCCTTCGTTCATTGACTTTTGCATTTCTAATGTAATGTCATTAAGACGCCCCAACTCTTTGTCATGCTGTTTTAACCGCTCCTCATGCGCTTGGACCTGCTTTTCTATTTCCACATATGCCACCTGCTTTCATAAACTAAAAAGAGCAAGCTTTACGCCTGCTCCTCCACTTCATTTAATAAATCATCCTCAATTGCCCAAACCTTTGCTTGAAAATCATCAATATCTTTACGACATTCGACGCGATTTTGACGGTACAGATTTTGGTCAGTAATCGATTGGTTAATATTTGTATTTCCAGCACTATCCGTTGTGACATTAGCATTTAGGTAAATAACTTGCTGCCCATTAATTTTCGATTCTCCTGTAATGCTGATTGATTTTTTAGTATTTAATGCCATGATAAATTCCTCCTGTTTATTTAATAATACTGACTATTCAGCAATTTCTTTTTCAAATTCATCTAACAACCGATCATAGATCTCGGCATCTTTACCAGATAACATGCCATCGTACTCATTCAAAATCCGTGGAACTTCATCAAAGTTTCGGGCATACATACCGCCCTCAATCACAATTTCTTCATCCATCAAAATTCCTTGTTCTTTATTGAAAGCAGCCACATCTTTTGCATCTTGATCTTTGCCCTCTTTGAGTTGGCCACTCTCATCAAGCAGATTGAATTTTTCCATCAGAGACTTTTCCTCATCAGAAAGCTCTGTAAAGGCTTCTCGAATACGCTTTACCAGTTTTGTACGGTGTCGACTGTCCTTATTCGCTTTAAGCGTCATACCTTCTAAAAAATTGATTGCTGGTGCTAACTCGTTGTTCTTCAATGTGATTTTCATATAATTTCCTCCATTAAAACAGGAGTTAGAAACTAAGCAGCTTCCAACTCCTGTATTCTTATTTTTAATTGTTCCACTTCTTGCTTCAGCAATTGAACTTCACGTTCGTGATCAGAGAGTATTACGTTGTGGTACATCGTCAATCGATCATAGGCCAATCCTTCAACTTGACCTTTCTCATCGTAGAATACAACTTCTGTCATCCCTTTTTCGTGAAATTCATCAGCAATAAACCCATAGTATCGGCCTTTTACGTTCCCCGAACTCAATTCAAATTTATCAATCCATGATACTGGATTGATTTCCAAAATTTTCTTGGCATCAGCTACTATCTTATTAGCTACTTGAATATTCATTTTATACTTACGAGCAGAGGTAATCCGACCAAGGGTCCCGTAACTTGTGACGCATACTTGCGGCCCACTTGAATAGGTTCTATTATAGATCGATTTAGACCATACACGGGCACCATTAGAGTCTGCACCAAAAGTTATACCGCCATATGAAGAGGCATCACCGCCACCGTTTATATCTGTACGATGTGCATTTAGATTTATTTCTCCGGAATCACCAGCCCATAATTCAATATATTTAGACTGCATAGCTATTTTGTATCCAGCAGTTATCGTTGCTGTTGAAGCCATTTGCTTAATGCTTTCACTAGCACCACTATTTACCCTTGTGGTACCGAGCCTAATAGTAGGTGCTAAATATCTGCGTCCATTAATCGTAGAATCATAGGCATAACCGCTAGCTAAGTAAACACCATGTCTCGCTGTAACCCAAGCTTCCGAAAATAAACCGCCAGACTCATCTTTGTTGACGTCTGATCCAGATTGTTTTACGCCAATACCAGCACCACGAATATTTTGTTTAGTATCAGCACCACTTATATCACCATAACCCAACCATGTAGCACCAGTAAAGAAACTGCTCGAGAATGGTTCTTGGTATTCTGTTGATGATAAAAGAACGGCTCTGTGTACAGATTGCCACACGCTTGTATTTGGATTAGCCATTTTTAAAGCAATTGCTGGTTTACTTCCTGACCACATACCAGCTTGCCAGATGCCATTTTCTTTATACTGACCAGAATGTGTTTCGGTTGTCAGCCCACCATAAGATACAGATGTTTCTCCAAATGTTCCAGTATAAAACTCAATTTTACCGTTCATCAGATTATAACCTGCTGCTAAAGTGTTACCTGTATCATTTGGCGATAAATATTCACCTCTAGATGCAGTTACCCCAGTAGTAATGTTCATTTGGAAAGTGTCATCTAAGTTTTTAATGATTCCCTTGTTGAAAATGACTTCACCAGTAGCTAAATTGATTGTGAGATTCTCACCGCTTATCGTACCAGTGGTAATGTTGCTTGCGTTCAGATTGATTACATTAATCTCATTCCCATCGATCGTGCCGCCGCTTATTCTGTTCGCTGATATCGTGCCTGTCGTAATACTATTTGCAGACAAATTTTCAACTGTAACTTTGCTTGCATCGATTATGCCAGTAACGATATAAGATGCATTTATATTTTTAACAGTAATTATGTTTGCGTCAATCTCGCCTGCTGTCAATTTATCTGCAGATAAACTAGCTATTTTAGCGTTAGTAACCGCTAAATCAGCTATGTTCGCAGTTTTGATTACACTGTTATCAATAAACGTATTGCCAGTAATGTTTATTTGTTCTCCAGATAATGTGATTGTCTTATTGGCTAAGTCTATTTGAGTCACACTGCCATCCGAATTAGTGATTCTAAAATTCAATTGGCTGGCAAGTTGTGTAATTTGGGAGCTTTGGCCTTCTACATTTTCTGCTAAACTTGTTATTTGACCCGCTAGTTGCGTGACTTGTGTTTGTTCAGCTTTGTTGGCAACCGTACCTTGCAAACTGTCAACCGTTTGTGTTAAATCACTAAATTGAGTGACTGTTGCTTTATTTTCTAAGTCTATCTCGACTTTAGCAATCGTGTTGGAAAACTCTTCATAGTTGCTTTCCAAAGTGTGGATAATAACACTCTGGTCTTCTGTCTTTTGAGAAATTATGTCAATGCTTCCATTTATATCGTCTATTTTGACAACAATAGCCTCATTGCTATTAAGCGCATCTTCTGCTTTTGCTTTCGCTTCTTCGGCAATAGCCTCGCTGCTATTTGCTTTATTTGCCGCAGCTGTAGCTTTAGCTACCGCATCAGCAGAAGCTGTTAATGCATTATCGGCGTTAACTTTAGACTCTTCAGACAACTCCTTTGCCTGTTGGCCCACTACTTTCGCTTCGTCTGCTTTTTCTTGTGCGATACCACCTATAGCTTTTGCTTCATTTGCTTTTTCTTGTGCATTCGCGGCGGTTTCTTTGACTACTTCCATTTCTCTATCAATGGCGTTGGGATTGATAAACGGAACCCAATCGTAACCATCCCAATAGTTCATGATAGTTTCTTCGCCGTCTATTTGATACCAGATATCACCCTTGCTTGTTGCTGTAGGTCTTTCAGGACCTTGGAAAACTTTGTTTTTGCCATCTGCCGATATCCACGCTTGATTTGCTGTGTTTACAGCATTTTCTAATCCAGCTTGAACTTCTTTCCGATAGTCATTCTCTTGATTAATTTTCTTTTGAATAATATTGTCAGATCCACATGATACATCATGATCAATAATATTCCCTTCAGTATCATAACTTGTGGTATATGACATGATTCGAATTTTTTGTTCAAATCCAAGATCCTTATTAATTGCCATGATATAGTCGCCCTCATGGGGTTGATCATAATCATAGCCGGCTCTTGTTAAATCTTCCATATCAATATCAACTGATATACCATATGAATTTTCAACATCGCTTTTCAGCCGTTCAATAAGGTTATCGGCCACCGTGTAGCGTTCATCAATAACCGGATCGCCTTCAAGTTTTCCAAATATTTCAGCTAGCGGACTTAGATACTCAACGATTAATCGTCCTTTAGATTCATCATCCGGATCTACAAATGCTCCATAGCCTCTCAAATAGGTAATGAATGATCCGGGATCTTTTTCAATCCTAAGCTCATTCAAATTAAATCCTTTTTTGACTACAGTTGAAAGATTTGTCCCTACTTTTTCAAGAATACGGACTATTTTTCCATTTACTGAAAACTCTACTCCGGTTGATGAAACGAAATCTTTGAATAGATCCAAACGGTTCTTCATGCCAAAACTTTCTTTTTCAAAGGCTGGTATGGTAACTTCTAATCGATATTCATAACCACTGCCATTAAAAATGAATTGAAGATAGGCATTAGCAGTATTTGATCCATTCATTTCCGAATAGATGACAGATTTTCTCAAGTCGAAAAAGAACTCGTGAACTGCATCAAATTCGACTACAATACGATTCCCTTCATCCAGAGGATTGACGTAGGTTAGACAATAATTCTCATCTTCAAACTGTAGGCGCCATCCTCTCCCGATACCTTCTAATATTTCATCATTCGTATAGATAGTACCGGATAAGGATTTTTCGCCATTCACACCTTTTGTTTTCTGACACTCGACAATGGCTGCGTGCTGTTTGCCGTATTCATCAATAAAATTAATCACTCAATCACCCCCTATTTATAGAGTTCAACGAAATTGAGTAGTTGAATTGTTCCTTTAAAATTTGTTGCAAGAGCAATTTTTTTACTCGCATTTGGTTTTAAAATAAAATGCTCATAATTCGTTTTATCATTGACGTTTAAAGCGTTCAAAGTTGTCTCTATTCCCTTCAATAAAAGAATATCACCACTTGCTAATGGCGTAACTGCATGATAAATGAACGTACGATCACCAACTTTTACAGAAATATCACCACTTTAGGCAGCGTTCGAAGTCAGTTTCATTGACCATGGCCACTCTAGCTGGCTACATTTTGCAGTACCGCTGTAATCAATTGAAGTTGTCACAGATACTGTTTTTGGAATTGTTTCTCCAAATGGAAGTTCTGCAGTTCTTCCTTCAAAAGAAAATTTCATTCTCAATCCTGCAGCTGAAAAACCAACAAAGGAGTAAGAAATCTCATTTTCCACGATTATTTTATACCGATATTTGTAAGCCTGATGAGGAATTGAGAGCAAGTTTAAATCGCTTGTTTTTTGACCCGGCAGTTCAAAATCGTATAGCCCAGAAGTAGGCAACAATTTAGTAATATAAAAAGGCTCATCATTACTGATAAGCCCATTTATTTGGTCTTTCTTTTCTTCCAGATCATACGCACTTGGTACAACAAATGTTCCAGAAACACTGATTCTCTTTTCTTTGTGAACAGCTCCTGAAAAAACATAACCACTTCGATTGGTGATCTCTTTTTTGCTTGCCGTAACTGACGGCGAGCTGTCCTGAAAATCTGTAACAAGTAAACCGATAGAGGAAAGTTTCGTTTCAACTCCATCTTTTGTGATCAAAGCATCCATGCTCTTTCCTCCCTAGTTAAAATACTCATCTTTATTTTGATCTCTTGCTTCTTTGCGTTTAACTGTCGTGTAAATCTTATCTCCAACAATTTCATTATGGACATAGATTTCATCCTTTTTGAGTTCTGATTCTGCGATATCTCGATCCATTTCATCAGTCAAGGTACTGATATTTTTATTAGTGAAAGTAGTATCACCAACCATAACTGCTTCTGCTTGATACTGCTGCGCTTTGATTATAGAACCGAATTCATTAGCCTGCTTGGCCACGAATCCAAACATCGATTTCATACCTAATCCAAGCCCTTTACCTAACATTTCTCCCATCCAAGTTGTAACTCTTGAAGGTGAATGAATATCAAGCGCTCTTTGAAGCGTTCTGCGTACATTAGCAGCGATACTGTTTGCTACACTATAAATATATCCCGACGAACTTGAAAGGCCGCTAGCAAGTCCAGAGCCTGCGTAGTAACCTATGCTATTCATTTGATAACGAAGGTTTGAAAAAGCAGAGATAACTCTTGAAGAAGTGCTACTTGCAACAGACACCATTCGAGACATACCACTACTAAAAGCAGATACCATCTGAGAGGTGCTATTGCTTATGGATCTTGTTGCCTGGCTCATAGATTGAGTACTTGCTTTACTTACATTTGAAAAACCTTGATTTACAGTGCTGGCAACTTTTTGCATCGAGCTTGTTGTTGTCTGCTCCATGTTCTTCATAGATTGTCCAACATTGCGTGTCATCGCGGTAATTTCTTTGGTAGAATTCTGATTAATTCCAGAAGTGCTACTGTTTACATTATTTTGCATCGTATTCGCAGCGCTTGTAGCGTTCTGTGTTGCTGTATTCATGTTGCTAGTAACGCTAGATTGCAGACTACCTAAAGAGCTTGTTACATCACTGGCCATCGCAGAATAGTCACTAGTCGTATTAGATTTTGCATTCTTAGCGGCTTTTGTTGCATCCACCGAAGCAATGCTGCTTAAATCTGATACTGAGTTTTGCATGCTAGACATTGATTTACTAACGCTAGAGTTCGCTGTACTAAAACTGCTTGCGACTGATTGAGTAGCTGATTGTGTATCAGAATTCATTTCATCGCCTTTGGATTTTGATTTGCCGGTGATTGTATCCCTCAAACTACCAAATCCATTCTTGATTCCATCCCAAGCGCCTTTTAATACTCCGGGAATAGCTTCTAAAACACCGCTAGCAAGAGATTTAACAATATCCCAACCAGCAGCTAAAATGCTAGGCAACATTTGAATGATAGTTGCTACCAATGACATGATAATTTGAATACCACTTGAAATGATATTAGGTAGATTTTGTACTATACCGCTAACTAAAGCTTGGATAATCTGAACCGCTGCTTGTAAGATCATTGGTAGATTTTGCACAATAAAATTACACAAAGCTTGAATAATCTGAACGGCACCATTTAATAGTTGAGGAATATTGGCCATCAATCCATTGATTAAAGTCAAGATCGCATTCAAAGCTACTGGGAGTAACTGAGGTAACAACTGTGTTAATCCATTAATTAAACTTAATAGAATTTGAATACCGGTCTGAATAATCTGTGGTAGATTTGAAACAATATTTCCAACAAAAGCCTCTAGAATTTGTTGCACTGAACTAACGATTTGCGGAATATTTTCTACAATACCGTTGATTAAGCTTAGCAATAAATTCATACCCATCACTATCAATTGTGGCAATGCGCTTGCTAATGATGTCAGTATAGTTGTAATAATTGTCAAAGCTGAACTAATTAAAGAAGGTAGATTTTGAGCCACACCGCCAACTAACGATCCAATAACGTCTACACCAGCTTGAACAATCAATGGTAACATTGTGGCAATCGTATTTGCTAATTTACTGATCAGCTGTGTACCGCTACTTATAAGTTGAGGTAATTGCGACGTAATCCCTTGAACAAATTTAGAAATTACTTCAGGACCTTTTGTTGTGACCATTTTTAACAAATCATCAATTTGAGATCCAAACTGATTATTAACTAATCCAAGACCGGCGACAACAAGCCCTAAAATTGCTGCAGGTCCAATGGCAGCTAAGGCAACTTGCATAATTGTTGCCATTGCGGAAGTCATGCCGCCTAGCGCACCCATTCCTACAGTAGCCGCAGAAGAAAGTCCACCACCGATTTTAGGAAACAGACCAACTAATCCGCTCACGTTTCCGGATACTAAACCGAAAGCTGAACTTAACGGACCAGATAAAATACCAGAAAAATTAATAAATCCTGTTGACAAAGTTTTTAGAACTGGCAAAGCGCTGTTTAGAGTTAATGCACCACCCAATAATCCAGCTATTGGAAGAATCCCAGAGATTACACTCTGCATATTTTTCAAAGACTCGCTAGACATCTCAGTGCCATTGACAAAATGATCTAAGATTGGAATAACACTATCAATTGCATTGTTAATCTTGTCCATATTGAAATCACCAATTTTATCGGTGATCTTACTAATGGCATCAATCCCAACTTGGGAAAGTTTATCAAATGACGGTTGCAATTTATTTGTTAGAGTCTCTCGCAGACCATCCATTGCTTGCCCAACAGTTTTATACTCAGTCGCCATTTTGCTAAATGTGTCATTGGTTCCTACCTTCGTTATAGCATCAAAGAAATCTTGGGTCTTGATTGTACCGTCTTGAACAGCAGTGACCATTTCAGACGTTGACATTCCCATTTCCTTTGCTACTGCAGCAATACCAGCAGGTGTTTGTTCCAGCATCAACTTGAAGTCTTGCCATTGAACCATTGGTTTAGCAGCCATTTGGGTTGCCTGTTGACTAAGAGTTGTCATAGCTTGCGTTGGATTTTTAGCGGCTGCTGCTAAACCACCAAATCCCATAACCAATTTATCAGTATTTTTTATACCTACCGCTGCTAATTGACTATAAGTTGTGGCCATCTCAGAAGCAGAGTAAATTGTTTGAGTTGCGAAGTCTTGTAATTCTTTTTTTACACTAGCAATTTCCTTTTTCCCCATGCCAATGTTTTCCATATTGGCATTGAACGTTTTCCACGTTGCAGATCCTTCATTGAGATCTCCAACTAATCCTGTAATAGCACCCGAGATCATTGATATTCCCTTTTGTGCTATTGCATAGGCTGCACCAATTCCAGCAACTTTTTTGATTAATCCGCTAGTGGCATCTGTTACATCATTTGTTTTAGATCCCATTTTGCTTAGTGCAGATGCTGCTTTCGTTCCAGCTTTGTTGAAAGCATTAGTTAACCCACTACCAACCTTGGTACCAATTGAGGTTGCAGTTTTCACTATCCCATTCAAGCCTTTTGCAACTAGGCTCGAAGTTTCGCTTGCAGCTTTTGAGACAACTCCAAAGCCTTTTTTTATGGGCTGAGGAATTTTTTCACCGATAGATGCGATTACTCGTTGAATTTGACCCCCTGCAGCACTAAAAGGAGCAACCATGCTTGTTTTTAATCCGTTTAATTTTGAAGAAATAGTAGAGCTTAATTGTCCCATAATACTTCCAACCCTTGAAACAATACTATTTGTACTATTTGTCATACTAGACTGCACTTTACTCATTGCTGAAGTAGTGCTACTAACTACCTCTGACATTGCTTTCTTATAATCTCCAGTATCTGCTCCAATCAAAGCCTTAATGGATCCGGTAATGCTTCCTGACATCTATCTCACCTCCTATTTCTAAAGTGTTCCAAAGCTTTCAAAGCTTTATCCAAGCGCTTGTTACCTTTTTTGGTTTGTTTAGCATTTCGATCAAATGCTTTCTTAATTCGATTTTCTGCTGATTTTTTATTAATAATTTTTTTCATTTGTGGCTTTTTAGCATTTAAGATATAGCGTAAATTAAATCCAAAAATAGCATTTTGTTCCTGTTTGTCTAATTCACGCAAACTCAAGCCTTCAAGAATTGCTTCAAGTTCCCATAAGTAACAATTCATAATCAAATCAATATCAGTTAAACCATACCTTGCACAGTTGACTATGAGATCTCTTTCGTGATTCTTTCCGCTAATTTCTTCAACTCGTCCGCTTGAAGCTTCGACTCTTCCGTTTCTCGAGCCGCTATAACTTTGTGAGCTTTCTCCAGATTCTCCTTGTATTTGCGGATCTTGCTCACGAAAAAACCTGATGCTAACATTTCTTCTTTCAGATCAGCAAAAATTTGATTGTAAGCTTCCTCTTCACCCATTCCGCTATTAACAAGATTGTCTGTATAATTTTGTACAGCTTCTAAAACATCATTTTCGGTAAAATTCTTATCAACAAGTTGTAATAAATTGACTAAAGCGTCATCTTCTTTCTCAAGAACCTGAACAAAAAGAATTCCTGCACCATCATTTTGAGAATTTCCATCTGCATCTTTTGATGCTAATTTTTTATTGGCTTTAAAATTTAAAGCATAGTTGAATTTGATATTGCAATCTTTGTTTTTTACTTTGATATCAAAAGACATTTAACCATTCCTCCTATATTTAAAAAATAGAGACCAAGGATTACTCCTCAGTCTCTGGATCAGTTTCTTCATTCCCCGCTTCTTCTGCGGGAGGATTAGGGTGCAGGCGTTGTCTTGATGTCATCGTAGTCACCTGTGGTTTCGCCAGGGTTTTGGTAATCATAAAGAGCTTCAATTGCTGAAATATCGTCATCTGACAATGGGAATTTACCTTCTTGAAGCTTTCCGATAATGTTTAATGTGTATGAAGCTTCCACAAGATCATCCCCGTCTGCGATTTCTACATCATCAGGCATACCATAGCCGAATTCTGCTGGATACAGTTTGAGATCAGTTTCGCCCTCGACTGTTTCTGCAACAGAATCATCAATTTCCACACGCCAAACTTTTACAGAAGTGCCGTTTTTCTTTGCATCTTTGACAACTTTGATTGCTTCGTCTTTTGGTACAAAATATTGTGTCAAATCAATCGAATGCTCATCCGTTGATTTGATGATGATACGCCCCATTTTAGTTTGTTCATCAATATTTTCTCCGCCATAGGTTACGCCGCCTTCTGTTTGAAAAGCAGGCAATAGCGCAGGTGAGCCAATTGCTGCGGAAACTGATTGGATAAAATACCAGACTTTCTTAGCAGTCAACGCTTTACCTGTGGTTTTTTTGACGCCATTATTTACAATAGCCATGTTTCATTCCTCCTAAATTATTAGATCATTGATTCTGAAAACTACATGATAGACTTCTCGACCAACTGAGCTATCAATAAGTACTTGGTGAGTAAGTCGCTTGTTTAACGCAACTTTCGTTTTAAAAATAGCTTCTTCTAAATTTGTCCGACTGTTAATCGGATAAAATAAATCGATCTGCAAACTTGTATCAACGATCGCTGGTCCAAATTTAGCACTAGGTGAATCATCCCCGGTGTGTGTGCCTATCACATAAAAAGGCTCCTTGACTTCAGGATCAGGGAGCTTAAATTCTACTGAAATTCCAGTGGTAGATAGCTTTTGAGATACATCTTTAAGGTATTCTGTCATAGGAGAGTACATGCAATCACCCTCTCACTAGCTTTGTAAGCCGTTTTTGCAAGACTGGCCAATCTGCCTTTAATGCTGGGAATAAAAATGGCTGCGCAAACATGAAGCGAGTCCCCATCTCAACAAAGATGGTGTATTCAGCTGGCGAGATAACTTCTGCTTGCATCAAACCAACTACACTGGCATAGATGTTATTTGACATCCAACCAGTATCCCAAGCGGCCAATTTCTTACTGCGTTTTTCCACACGCAAGCTTGAAAGCTTAATTTCCTGATCAATGGCTTTATCCAACTGAGGTGCTTTTCGCTGAACGTTTCGAATAAATTGCTTCATGCCTTTTATTTTCACGCTTTTACTCATGTCAAAATCACCACCGTTGAATTTCGGTGCCACTTCGTCTGATAAACAGATCGTTCCAAACCATCGTATTCAATTTTAGAAAATCCTTTATGAATTCCTTGAATATGCAATTTGAATGCCTTCTGATTGTACTTTCCGAAGATCCCGATTTGTTCATCATTTGTTAATCCAGTTTTGCCACATGGTTCAATCATTTGCTTTTCGTCCATGGCATCGTCGCCAAGATAACTAGGGACTTTTCTTTCATAGGTTATCTTGACACGATCGTTGTAATTCAACTAAAAAACCTCGTGATACCTTTGCCTGCACGGATTGCCGGCTTAGTATACTCATCGAAAATATCCAGATATTCATTTAAATAAGATGGTTCCCAAGAGTAGGAACGACCTTCCTCGCTATCTGCAGTAGTCCCTTCACTGTTTCGTTTGTTAAAACGTTTGATAGCGACATCTCTATGAATATAGATCAGATCATCTGGAATAGACTTGTGTTTTTCAGTATCATTTTTGGCAGCAAATTGATTCAATGCAGATAAGATCCGTTGCTCACTATCCTTAATAATAAGGTTAAGCAGCGGATCTTGAAGCTCATCAGCAATACCTAGAAATAGCTTGATATCTTCTAACATCAATAGCCACCTCTTTCTTATTCGCCTGCGCCACCGTCATCAGGAACTGTAGGTGCGTCAATCGTTGCTTCAACAACGCCTGTAGGGATTTCAGGGAACAACACCATAGCATTCATGAATAGTGATTCGTAAGTGGCGTTGCGCAAAGTACGGCCGCGAGTAGCAGAAATAAATCCAGTTTCATCAGTGAAATCGACGAAGATATCACCAAGATCTGAAGCATTCATGTCCAAGTAAGCCAGAACGATATTATCTACTGCAGTAGAATAAATCTTGCCTTGTGGCACTGAGTTTAAGACAACTACATTCGATGCACCTGTAAAGTTTTTCAACAATGTCATACCAAAGACATTAGAGGCATCTGCCAACACTTTGGTATCTCCCAAGTAATCGGAAACGTCCAAAGGGTTAACGAAAGAAACAAATTCTGCTCCATCAAATTCATCAAAGGTACTTAATTTTCCCCATGAGTTTGCTAACGCCTTTTGTAATCCAACACCATTAATTTTGGTTGGCGCTGTTCCCAAGAAAGTTGTGAACTGCGTTTTGATACCGCCTTGGATTTGTCGAAGTAACTTATTGTCTGCTTGATCAATTGCCAATGAAGCACCATGACGCGCAATTGCTTCAGCAGATACAGCACGACGCCATTTACCAAAGGTCACTTGATGTGAAGGTCCTTTAGTCCGAGTGACTTTAGATAATGGGATATCTTCACCCTCAGCAACATTCCCGCTTTTCACATCAGTTGTCCATTTATACATTTGAATCTTCAAATCTTGAGAAAGAGGCTCCAATCGAGTAACACCTAGCAAAGCAAGCAAGTCTTTGATTCCTGCTTCAAAACGACTAACAAAATCAATCGACTTGATTTCACCCAAATCATCCATAGTTGTTAAATTTGTTTCAGCAGCAAAGAACTGCAATTGCATTTTCAATAAACGCTCTTTGTTTGATTTTGACATATTTTTCATGTTGTTTTTCCCCCTAAAATAGTTCTCTGTTTGCAGCGATCATTCGTTGGCGTTCAGCGGTGTCTTTGATCGCCATGATTTCCGCTTTGGTCATTTGACCAGCCCCAGTACCAACTTTTGTTTTGTTTTTCGAAGCTAGTCGTTCATTGACCTTTGCTTCTACCGCTTTGTCCCATTCAGCACGAAAAGCTTTCACATCTTCTAAGATATCTTCAGCAGTATCACCGGTAATACGATGAGCAAAATCCGCCGGAATTCCTTGAGCAGTTAGTTGCTTGCCTTTTTCTACAAACAATTGTTGCTTTCGAAATTCTTCTTTTTCTTTTTCAAACTCTGTTCGGTCTTTATCCAAAAGTGCTTTTTGACGATCTTCTTCAGATAGCTTTGCCAAACGTGCAGCTTCATTTTTTTCTTCTTCGGCTTCTTTTTGCCAACGTGACTTTTTACTTTTGACAATAGAATCGACATCCTTGTCGTCCTTGAAGCCAAATTTTTCTTTGATGGCTGCCAATTGCTCTTCATTCAATTCATCGACATTGAATTCTGGTGGTGTATGATCTCCCGGGTTATCATCTCCGCCGCCTTCAGCGAAGAATTGTAGATTCAATGGCATAAAAAATTTCTTGTTCGTTTTCATGATTTGTTACTCCTTCCATACCTTTTTACGTGGATAAATGCTTGCACTTCCATAGCTTTTAAAGTCTTCAATGCTTGGACAAAATACAAAGCCCAGAGGCTGCTAGACTTACATTTT